ATTGTGGATATTGATTCCAACCATGCTCTTGCAGACGCTATTGAGCGTGCTGGTTTATCGACAGGCTTTAAATCTACGGCAACTGGAAAAAGATCTGTCGCTAAAGACTCACTTATAGAAGCAATCGGTGACTCTGAACTTCTTGGTGCATTGCTTGTACGTGGTGCACTTGCTACCTCACTTCGTACCTTTCTTCAGCCATGGCTTGTGCAATATAAGACACATGGCCGTTTGTTTCTAAAGTGGAATCAATTTCGAAATTATACAGATACGGGCGCGAGAACAGGCCGGCTGTCGTCCTCCCCCAATCTACAGAACATACCAGTCGAATGGGAGGCCCTCTTAGCACAATTGGAGAAGATTGGCTATGAACTACCTTTCCCACTTCCGAACATCCGCAAGTACATCATTCCTGACCCAGGCAAGATATTTGTGGGAGCAGATTATCAGGCTCAGGAAATGCGACTCCTGGCCCACTTTGCTGGTGGAACTCTTCTTGAAAATATTAGGTGCAATCCTGATGGTGACATTCATGCTATCGCAGCTGAGATTGCTGGTGTTACTAGGCGTGTAGCTAAAACACTTGGATTTGCTGTTTTGTATGGTGCAGGTGTTGGCAGGATAGCTGCATCATTAAGTATTCATACTGATGAAGCCGCAAGGATTAAGGCACGATATTTGCAAGCAATGCCTGAGATCAAGAAGTTCACTAAAGCATGTATTGATGCAGGTAGGTTTGGAGATTATGTTGAGACATTAGGCGGTCGTAAATACTTTACAGATCCAACAGTGAAGGTTATCAACGGTCGTCCAGTCACATTTGAATATAAGTTGGTCAACTACAAAATCCAAGGATCTGCAGCTGATCAAACTAAAATGGCAATGATTAACTATGATGATGCCGATCAAGGAGAGCTTGTACTATCTGTGCATGACCAGCTTGTCGCACAGGAGTATGAAGAGAGCGCTAGCTATGCTATTCAGACGGCAATGGAGAGCGCTTATCAAGACATACTTCGCTATCAAGTAATTGCAGATCCAGAAATTGGCAAGAACTTTGCTGATATGCAGGCTTTAGCAAAAAATCATGATTGAATACAAAGATCCATGGGGCTTTAGTAAGCTTGACACTTATCGCAAGTGTAAAGCTCAATTCATGTACCAGTATATCAAGAAGCTGCCTTCACCTGGTAATGCTGCTATGGAGCGGGGCCAGGTCATGCATAATGATATTGAGGCCTATCTCCAAGGCTGGGCCAGTGAATTGCCGCCCCCTCTTTGCGATTGGAAAGACCGATTTGATGAACTGAAATCAAAGAAGTTCACAGCTGAACAAGCCATCGGGCTAGATAAGCATTGGCTCCCCCTTAAAGACTGGTTCCACAAAGACACTTGGCTTCGTGCCAAGATGGATGCCAAGTTCATTGAGGGGGACTTGCTTACGGTTATTGACTTTAAATCAGGAAAGTACCGCGTACCATCCCGGGACCAGATAGAATTGTATGCCATTGTTGGACATGCACTCCATCCAGAAGCAAAGCGGGCCCGAGCTGAGTTCTGGTTTCTAGATGCAGACGACGTCTTTAGTCAGGATTATCATGCTGAAGAACTACTCGATCTTAGAAAGAAGTACGAACAAGCAGCTGAGGCAATCTATGCAACGCAGATATGGAGCGAGAGCCCTTCACGTGATTGTAAATGGTGTCCATACTCGAAGACTAGGGGTGGACCATGCAAGTATTAGAATCAACACTAGAACAGAAATGTCGAGCAATAGCGGAGAAACATGAATGCATATTACTGAAAGTGGAACGACGCAAGGGGTGGCCGGATCGGATACTGCTAGCCCCGAACGGAAGAATGATATGGGTCGAATTCAAACGTATGGGGGAGAAGCCGACAGCATACCAGAACTATATCCACGAGATGCTCCGTTCAATGAAGTATCAGATACGCGTGGTCGAGAACTTTTCCCAGTTCATGGACATGATCCTGTACCTGAAGGCTTTGCCCCTCCCGAATGGATCCCCTCTGATTATCAAGAAAGAGGAGTCAAATGGCTGAGCCAAAAAATAGGATCTGCCCTATTCTTGCCGCCTGGCTTCGGCAAAACATCAATTGTTCTTGCGGCTCGCAACATGGTTGCGGATCGCGGAAGACCAGCAAGAATGTTAGTCTTTGGCCCGCTGACTGCCATTATCACTACGTGGATGGCGGAACCGAAGAAGTGGAAGCAGTTCGCCCATTTAAAGATTGGGTTAGCAAGAGGACCAGATCGTGAAGCCATCCTTATGGACAGGAACTACGATATTGTCATTACTAATTATGATAGTCTTGAGTGGGCTGCTCCTGTATTGGCTAGGGGCCATAGTTTTGCTATTCTGGCTTGCGATGAACTTACTAGACTTAAGCATATTCAGTCTAAACGCTTTAAGCTCTTAAAACCGCTATTACCTACATTTACTTTCCGCTGGGGCATGACTGGCACCCCCGCAGCGAATGGGTTGCTTGATCTATTTGGGCAAGTATTTGTATTGGATCTAGGCCAAAGACTTGGTAGATATATCACGCACTTCCGTGCTAAATACTTCTATCAAAAGCCTTGGGATCAATACAGGTATTACATCTCTGATAAAGTAGCTGAGGAACTAATTGGCACTATTAGTGATATTTGCATGTATATGGATCCAGGCGAATATCTCCATCTACCACCCCTTCTTGACGTTATTCGCCCTTGTTTGCTACCTCCTGTTGCTACGAAGCAGTACAAGGTATTGGAAGAGGAATTCATTTTAGCCCTTGAAACAGGATTAGTAACTGCTGCTAATGCAGGAGTGCTAACAAGTAAGCTAAGACAGTTTACTGGTGGGGCTGTATACCATCCAGGCGGAGGAATGTACTCTGAAATACATACAAGCAAGATCGAAGCACTTGACGATCTTGTTGAAGAGCTGGCCGGTGATCCACTAATGGTGGCATATCAGTTCGAGCATGAATTTGAACGGTTAATCAAAGAATATCCTAAAGCATTATATATCAAAGGAGGTATGACTAAGAATCAGTTGACTAATACAGTAGAAACATGGAATGCAGGCGATACGCCTATACTGCTAGTACAACCAAGTGCAGCAGCTCTAGGTTTGAATTTGCAGTTCGGAGGTAATAACTTATGCTGGTTCACACTCACGTACAATCTGGAAGAGTACATACAATTGATAGCAAGGCTCTTGCGGCGAGGACAGACAAAGCCAGTTATGAACTACATCCTCTCTATGAGTGGATGTATCGATGCCGTTGTAGCGAAGGTGCTTGTGGAGAAGGACATAACACAGAACATGTTGTTCAAGGCACTACAGCAAATCAAGAAGTAACGAAGTGTAAAAGTGAATCGTCTGGGCCTTCTGGCGCGATATAATATAATCTACGACACGAAATCAATCGTGTTGTTCAATATAGGAGATTATCATGGAACTGAAAGGCATGAGCATGTCAGAGCTCATCGAGATTTACAACGCCCTGGCCGCGGACAAAGGTGTTCCCCCCCAAACCGAGTTCAAGAACTTGGCAGCGGCCCGTGCCGCGATCAACGAACTAGAGGGGAACGAGATCGATCCGATCATGGACGGTGAAGAAGCAGTTATCAATAGTGCTGATAACAAGTATAGTACTGTTGGTAAACGAGGTCCTAACCAAGGTGTTGGCGAATATGCTAAGAACCTCTTGGCACAAGGCATGTCAACGACGGATGTTTTGGAACAAGTTCGTGAAAACTTTCCTACTGCTAAGACTTCGGCTTCGTGCATTGCTTACTACAAAGCTGCTCTGAAGAACCCGCTGCTTGGTAAGAAGAAAGCGAGCCTGGATCCTGCTGCATTGCGTGCAAAGGCTAAGGAACTTCTGGCACAAGCAGATGCTGCGGAAAACATGTCGGTTGAACAAGCTCAGAGAGCTGCTGAAGAAGCTCAAGAAAAAGCAAAGCTTGCGCTTGAAGCTCTTGAATGTGCGAAAGTCGCTGCTGCGGCTAAGCAAGCAGCCCAAGAACAACCGCAACAGTAATCTAACCGCGGGGCCACCACCCCGCGCTAAGGAGAAACATGGACAAAGAAACATATCTAAAGATAATCAATCCAGCAATGGAATTGGTTGTCAAGAAACACCAAGATTATGGTAATGATCTTCTTGGTTTGAAGTCTTACTTCCCCTTTGGTGCGAAGTCATACGTTCAAATGATTCATGTCAAGACTCAACGACTAGTTTCGTTGGCCAAAAGCGAACGAACACCAAATTACGAATCAATGCGTGACACGGTTCACGACTTGATAAACTACTCTGTCTTTATGCTTCAGGCATTAGAGGAGACCGAACATGATGTATGAAACCGATTACAACGACTTGGTCTATAAGACCATTGCAAGAGGCGAATACAGGGAATGTCGCAATGGTGATACACGGGCACTCTTTGGACAGAAGATAGTCATCCGTGAATTGTCAGATGGTTACTTCCCCCTTTTGACACAGCGTCGGATTTATTACAAAGGCATACTCGGTGAGCTTGCTGCCTTCTTGAGGGGGGCGACGACTCTCCTAGAGTATCAGCGATGGGGCTGTAATTACTGGGATGGTAATGCGAAAGCATGGGCACGCAATAAAGACATTGAGAATCCTGCTCACATCTTAGTAGGCCAGGTTTATGGCGCTCAATGGGTGAACTGGGAGAAGACTGGTTTTAATCAACTTGAAGCTCTTATTAAAGGCCTGGTCGATGATCCACACAGTCGTAGGCATGTAATTACTAGCTTCTCACCAACTGCGGAAGCATGTCTCCCCCCTTGCCATTTGATGGCTCAGTTTTATGTTCATGCAGACGGTAGGCTTGATTGCCAGGTCTACATGAGGTCAGTAGATCTAATTCTTGGTCTGCCTTCTGACGTTGTATTATATGCAGGACTACTTTGTCTTGTAGCAGACCAATGTCAGATGCGTCCAGGTAACTTGACATTCTGTCTTGGTGATACGCATGTCTATGAAACGCATGCTCAGACATACTTAGAAGTTCAACGCCATAATAGGTTGTATAGCCCACCAATGTATCATCTTGGCAAGACTGATTTGTTTGATTTCAAGCCAAATGATATTGAAGTCTACGATTATAAATATTGCGAAAGTGTGGCATATGACCTCCATGTATAATCAAGTAGGCGAGTTTCACGAACAAATTTTGGGTTTGACAAAGCCTGAGATTCCAACATTTAATCAACCTGAATGGATCATTGAAAGAACACGCTTTATCCTCGAAGAAGTACAAGAATTCACAACTGCTTCTTTCAAAGGAGATATGGTAGAAGCAGCTGATGGCTTGGCAGATGTCCTCTATGTAGTATTAGGTACTGCCTGGATGATGGGTTTGCCAATGGACAAGATCTTCAATCATGTACATAACTGTAACATGTTGAAAAAGAAAGGTATCACATCGAGGGGGAATGCCATTGATGCCATCAAGCCGGAAGGTTGGGTAGCACCACAACAAGGTATCGCTAAGATTCTAGAGGATGTATTGGATGAGTAGACCTCCAATTCAGGAGACAATGCTAGAAATAGCTAATATCCTGTCGCAGAGGGCCACCTGCAGTAAAATGCAGGTGGGTTGTGTCTTGGTAGATAAATTGCATCGGATCATTGGTACAGGTTATAATGGTGTTGCACGAGGAGAAAAGCATTGTACAGACACAGCTTGCGATGGAGCATTTGCGCCTAAGGGGGCAGATCTCTGCGAAGCGATTCATGCTGAGCAAAATGCCATGCTTATCTGTAAGGATGCTGATGCTATTGATGTCTGTTATTGTACACATGCCCCTTGTATGCGTTGTACAAAGATGCTACTAAATACAACGTGCAGGGTGATTGTATTCTATCATGGAGATGATCTTGAACCAGCCTCTGAACGACTCTGGCGTGGCGCTGGCAGACAATGGATCGACTACGGAATGGCGAGTCGTGCCAGGATATCCGGAGTTTATAGTGAATCAACTAGGTGAGATAAAGGAGAATCATGGACCAGCAAGAATCAGAGTTGCAGGAAGTGGACATATCTATGTCTTACGTTCCCATTCTCGTGCCGCTCTTTTGGTGCACCGCGCTATACTTCTGGCTTTTGTGGGCGAACCACGAATTGGTGACGTTGCTCGACACCTAAATGACAACCCTGCAGATAACAGGTTAGCCAATCTCAAGTGGGGCACAAAGAAAGAAAATGCCGAAGACCGCGTCAGAAATGCCCCCATTAAACATGAATGGACAGGTGAACGAAGATTACTTGAAAGGATAAAAGTATTAGAAGTGGAAAACATGAAGCTAAAGCTATCAAACATGAAGCTCAAAGCAGCAGTAATGAACTTGATGGCCGATCGCTCAACCAAGATAACTCAATCGCTACTGTCGGAGCTAGGTCTATGAAATTTGATCTAACGATGGAAGAAGCTGCTCTAGTTCTAGATGCACTATCAGCATTGCCTTTACAACGTAGCTATAACTTATTCAACAAGTTGGGGCAACAAGTACAGGCAGAACAGAATTCCAGGGGCAAATCCGTTCCTGAATCCGTGGTCACTACGGTTCCTAGTGATATTTCTTGCAAGGAAATGCAATCATGATGAAAAACCTTATCGCCGTTGCTGTCGCAACTCTCTTCGCCGCTGGTGGCGCTTTTGCTCAAACCGCTGATACCAGCGCTTCGAGTGGTTCGCTCTCGACCGTTGCAGGAGCTTCAGCTTCTCTGCCGGTTGCGGGACCGTCTGCTGGTGCAACGCTGGCAACTTCGACGGCTACGAACACGAGCATCGCTACGGCGAGCCAGACGAGTCCTCTGGGTCCGGATACTGCTAACACGAGCGCAGCAAGTGTTGGTAGTGACACCACGTTCAGCGTGAGTGTTGGCAATGGCGCTAGCGTGGCAATTGGTGCGCAACAAGGTTCGGCTGACGCAACTGCGTCGTCCAATCCTGGTTTCGGTGACCAAGCTAACTCGCAGTCCACGGTTGACGTGGGTTCGGGTAGCCTGAGCCAGTCTGGCCCGGGCGCTGGTCTGTCGTTTCATACCAACGTCGTTGGTGCTGCGACGACCGGTTCGGCCACTGCTACCCCTGGTTCCAATACCACGACCACCACCAACGCTGTCGGCGCCGCTGCTTCGTTTGGTGTGAATCTGGGTAACGCCACGGGTGCTGGTTTGGCCGGCTTCACGGGCGGTTCGCTGGCAACTGCCGTCGCTCCGTAATTAACTAAGGAGAAACCACCATGCGCAAGACCTTACTGGTTCTTGCCATGGTGGCGGTTTTCCCGGCGTATGGACAAGATGCTCCTGCAGCTTCAAGTTCATCACGCTCGGAAACCGCCGCCTACGGCAATAGTATTACATTTAACTCTAGTGCACCTGAGGTTCAGACCCAGCGCATTGAGTCCACTTCGCGCAACGAAGGCCGTCAAGTCATTGAGAATACTGGGGAAACACATCAGTACGTAGAATACGGAGGTACACATTCAAT